GGACGGCTCCGCGGGCAGCACCGGCGTCTCCGGCCGGGTGTACTGGCGCAGGGTGATGTCGGCGTACAGGTCGTTGGTGCCGTCCTGCTCCCGGTAGGTCACCCCCTCCAGCAGCACCGCGGCGTTGACCGGCGTGCCGCTCACCAGCCACCGCACCACCGTCCCCCTGTCCACCCACCGCTCCAACTGCTCCAGGTAGAGCCAGGGGTTTGTCCCCGCCCCCGGCGACAGAAACGGATACGCCTGGGCGGGCAGAAGGCAGTCGTGCAGGGTGGTGCTCCCCATCCTTTTCCCGCCGAAAAAGTTGAGATCCCCCAGTTGGTCCACCGTCACCGTCTCAATGGCGGCCTCGTGGGCCCACTGGTAGCTGGATGGGGTGACGGGCAGCACCAGCTCCACACCGGCCGCCTCCTCCAGGAAGGTAATCAGCCGCAGCACTACCGCACCCCTCCCATCTGTGCCAGCCGGAGCTTCCGGTAGAGGGCCTCCGCGATGGCGTCGATGTCGCTCTCCTGGCGCACCTGGAAGGTGTTGCCGGTGATAGTCACCTGCGCCCCGCCGCCCTGGTCGGCCTGCCGGGCCTCCCGGGCGGTGAGCACCCGCTCCCCCTCATGGAGCAGGGCGGCGTACCCGTCGTAGGGCACCCGCTCCAGCCCGGCGGCGTGCGAACGCCATACGCCGTCCTCGTCGTAGTAGCCGCCCCGCCGCCAGTTGCCGTACCGCCGCTCCTCCACGGACAGTCCGGTGGTAGTCTCCGACCCGGTTCCCACCAGTGCCGATGCCATTCCCGCCGCCAGACCCTTGCTGTACTCCTGGCTCTTGCGGTATCCGGCGTCCCAGTACGCCTGATCGGATCTGGCATCGTCCCGGATGGCGGCCGCCAGGGCCAGCTCCGACTCCAGCGCCAGTTGAGCCCCCTCTGATGCGTTGTACTCGTTCATGCCCTGCACCTTGGCCTGCATGATCAGCCGTCCCATCTCGGCGGCGTCTCCCTCGGCCTGGGCCTGCTGGTACTCGTCGGTTTCCATCATGGCCTCCATGGCCTCCCGCTGGTACTGCTCCTTCGTGTTCTCCAGCTCGGCCTGCCATGCGCCGATGGCCCGGTTGGCCTCGTCCATGGCGCCGCTGTTCAGCCAGTCCATCTGGGCCTGGATACCCTCTTTCCGCTTCTCGTTGTAGCCCTCGCCGTAGGCCGCCTCCGCGTTGGCCTCCGCGTCGGCCAGGTTGTCCACCATGCCCGCGTAGGTGCCCGCCATCTGCTCCGACAGGCCGCCGTACTGCTCCTGCATGTAGGCGAGGATCTCCTCCACAGCCTCGGAGCCCCTGATCTCCCCGCGGGTCACCTTCTCCGCCACCGCGGCGGCGTCGCCCCACTTGCTCAGGGCCTCGTATACGTCGATGCCCCGCTCGGAGAAGTAGTTGAGGTATTCCTGGGTGGTCTTGTCCGTCAGCTTCATGCGGCTCTCGTTGAGGGAGAGGGCGGCGGACGCATCCGACAGAGTGGTGAGGATATCCAGGGACTTGTCCGCCCCGAAGGGCTTGACCAGGCTCTTGGCGTACCCCGTGATCTCGTCGTAGGTGTAGTTGGTCATGGCGGCCATGTCCTGCACGTCGGCCAGAAAGGCCGCCGCTTCCTCCTCCGAGCCCAGCAGGGTGGTAAAGGCCATCTGCTTTTGTTCCCGCCCGCCCGCAATGGAGGAACCGGAGGTGACGGCCTCCTTCTGGGCGGAGAGCTGCCCCTCCGCCGCCTCTTGCACGTAGTTTTTGAACGCCTGGTCCTTTGATTCAAAGATCTCCGCGCCGCCTGAGACCGCACCTGCCAGGGCCCCCACAACAGCGCCCACCGCGATTCCGGGCGCGCCCAATACCGCACCCATGGAGCCTCCGGAAACCGCCCCGGACAGGATCGAGGAGGCCATACGCGCCTCCGGCTCCCCGATCGCGCTGCTCAGGAAAGCATCCCCCACCTTCCCCAGCGCGTCGCTCCAAAGGCTTCCGACCCCGGCCGCCATCAGCCCCTTTGCCAGTCCGCCCAGTCCTGTGCCGCTCTTTTCGCCTCCCGCCCGGTTGTCGGCCTTGCTGATGGCGGAAGCCGCGTTCCGTGCCTGCTTGTAGAGGTCTTGATAGGCCGCGCTGTTCTCCTTGATGGCGGCCTCGGTGTCGCTGAGCTCCCGCCGCAGCCTGGCCTGCTCGTCAATGGCGTCGTCCAGCGCGCCCTTGCTGGTCTCGTCCTTCAGCTTGCGGTAGCTCTTCTGGGCCTCCCTGACCTTTACATCCGTCTCGGCGATCGCCTTTTTCAGATTTGCGGAGTGGCCGACCAGCTCGGTCTGTGCCTTGTCATACGCCTTCAGGCTGGCCTCCAGCTCGTCCAGGCTTTTGTCAAACGCCCTGCTGCTCCCGGCAATGCTTTTCAGCGTTGGGCTCACCCGGTCGTACAGTGTCATGACAATGCCCACTTCTTCCGCCATATCCTCACCTCCTGTTGACTTTCCTGCCTGGTATGCTATAATCGAACTGCAAATAGAAAGGGGGGCTTCCATGACGCCGGAGGAACGCCGCGCGCAGCTTGCAGCAGAGCTTGACACCCTTTTGGACGCCGTTGTATCCATTGGCCCCCACTCCCAGCGGGATGCCGACGCAGGCGCGCCGGAGGGCGCTTTCCAGTTGAACGAAAAGACCGCCGAGCTGGAGGCGCTCAACGCCCGCATGAATACCTTCTCCTACCGGTTCCGGGCGACCAGCCGCGGCCTGCTGTGGCTGGTCTGGCTGGCTGCGGCAGGCATGCTCGTATTCTCCTTCACCCTTGCCCCTTTCCTTGGCCCTGGATACCAGGCCGTCTTTCTGCCCCTCGCCCTGGCCTGTATCGCGTGGGCCGTGTGGGCCAGCATCCCGCCCAAGGTATAGCCCCTCCGCCGCCCCCTTCCGGGGGCGGCGTTTTCGTTTGTGTCCACGCCTCTCCGTGTCACACTCCGGGTTGGCTCCACGGCCGTAGGGGCCGACGCCCCAGGGCGGTCTCTCTTGCCCCCTTGGGGCAATTCACCTTCTGCCCACATCGGCCCGCCTGCTCCCGGGCGCTCCGCGCTTCTCATTGCCACGCTGCGGGTTGGGCGCACGGCCGTAGGGGCGGCCCTTGTGGCCGCCCGCCGTTCTAGCCGGGTTCCCTCCCCTCTTCCACCTCATGGAGGGCGAACGCCAGAGTCAGGTCCCGGCCTCCCTGGCCCATGCCGTAGTACATCTCCGGTGTCCAGTGATGCTTGTGGAACAGGTAGTACGCCAGCTCCAGCTCTGTGTCGCCGCCCTCCGTCAGGCGTTTTTTACTTCATCAATGGTGATGCGGCGGAACCCGCACAGCCGCTCCACCGCCCGGCTGAGATCCTCGATCTCTCCGGGCAGCAGCATGGCCTTCACCGTCTCGGCCGGGGTGGCCCCGCCGTACTTCTCCTTCAGCTCCTTCGCCTTCAGGTCGGGTTCCACGCAGCCGGCCAGCAGGATATCCAGCCCTGGGTCGCCCGCTACCGAATCCCGGATGCTTTTTACCTTTCCGTAGGGCAGCGCCCTCAGCTTGAATACCACGTCCGTGCCCAGCGCCTCGCTCAGCCGCTTGACGCGGTACTCCGCCGTGGGCAGCTCCTTCTGCACATTGGGCAGCTCCGGCCGAAGCAGAAGCGCCAACAAATCCGTCCTTTTCTCTTCCATGTCACTGCACCTCAATCTGATCCAGGTATTCGTAGTCGCTGAAGGTGAAGGGGGCGGTCACCGAGCCCACGGCGGCGGCCTGCCAGTCGGCCAGGGTCAGGTCGTCGAAGCTGACGTCGTAGAGGGCCACCCGCTCCGCGCCGTAGCTGTCCGGGTCCCGCAGCTTGGAGATCACCGTGAAGCGCCGGTCCACGCCGCGCTTGATGCCCTCCATCCTCTGGGCGAAGCCGGAGTCCACCTTGTGCATCGTCAGGCTCCCGGTGCCGCTGGCGTTCATGGCCTTGTGGGTGGTCATGAACCGGCCGCACAGGTTGACGGTCTCCTTGTTCAGCGCCACCTTGGCCTGACAGGCGGAGACCTCCGCCACCTTCTCCCCGTCGATCCACAGCTCGCCCCAGGTGCCCGAAATGACCCGCCTGGCGCTGTCAATGGTTCTTGCCATAGAAATCCGTCCTTTCTGTCCTTTATCCGGCCGTCTGCCGGTTCGGTTCCCTGTCTGCCTGTTTGAAATATCCGGTCAGATACCACTCCTCGGCCCGTCTGGCTTCCTCCTCCGTCATTTCCGGGGGCAGCGGGATGCTGCCCCCGCCTGGGAAACTCCAAAGCCCGCTCTCCGGCTTCCCTTCCAACAGCAGGCGGAAGGTCTCCCGCCCCCGCGGCGTCACCAGCGTCTGCACGCCTCCCTTTCCCGTTTCCCGGTCAAACCATTCCTTTACCTCGAAGCATTCGTTGTTGGGCCGCGTGGCATAGGGCAGCAGTTTCCCGCTCTTCCCCCGGAACAGGTACCGGTTTTCCAGCAGCCAGCGGATGAATGCCTTTTCCCCCACGCTCAACAGCTTTGCCGTCTCCCGCAGGCTCAGAAGCAGGTTCCGCTCCACCAGCTCGTTGAAGTAGTCGATTTTGGGCTGCTGAACCGCCAGCTCCCTGGCCAGGAGGGCCCGGTCCCGCTCCGCCACCCTGCGCCCCTCCTGCTCCTCCTTCAGCCGCTGGGCCAGCCGCAGCAGGAAGTCCGGGCTTAAAAGCGCCTGTTCCAGTGTGTGGGGCGTCATGTACGCCCCGTGCTTCCGGACAGCGGGCAGCACCTCTGCCGTCACCCACCGCCGGAACTTCTTCGCCCCCGGCAGCTTGCTGGACAGCACCAGGGAATACAGGCCGCTCTCGTTGATGATGGTCATACCCCGGTTTGGAATATCAAAGGTCGCGTTTCCCGACCCCCCGGCTAACCCGTCGTTTTGACGGGTTAGAATTTTTTTGTCCTCTTCGTCAACATGCTTTCTAAGCGCCTGGTCAGTATCGCTGTACCCCAGCGCCTGGGCCACATCCTTGCCCACCAGCCAGGGCTCCCCGTCGAGTTCGACGGTGCGCACCGCCCCAAACTCCTGGTTCTCAAAAATCTGCATTTCCTTCATAATCTCCGGCCTCCTCCGCCGGCTTCCATGGGTTATGTGTCCTCTTCTGTTTCTGTCCTCTGATGTATAAGCATTCGCACCAGCTCGCCCTGCTCCTTCTCCATGTCACAGACCTCATGAAGAATCACACCGAGCATGGTCTGGATATCCAGCGCATGAGACCGGATAAGCTCACGGTAAGGGCCGAACATCCCCTTCTCCCGGATGAAAAATCCCAACTGGGTGTCCACCGCGTCCACGAGAACCCGCAGCGTATCAAACCCGGCCCGCACGTCCTCCGCTTTCCCTTTCGCCGAATCCACCATGATAAAACCCTCCTATTGCTTTTCCGTTGCCTGCCGTGCTATAATAGCCCCGGAGACGAGTTTTG